ACGGGCCGGGAAAGTGCCCAAACTGCAAGGGCAGTGGGCTTTCCAAAGACTGCTCTACGTGGTGATTCATCAGAACGACAAACATCACGGGGTTGCGGCCCTGTGCGTTCAATTTCAAAGCCGGGTAGACCGCAACTCCCGTGCATGTTTTTGTTATCTGGCTTTTTTCTATGGTATTTCGCGCCGGTGATGTAAGGGTTGCATATCCGCTTTTCCAAGCGGAAGGGGGCGGTTCGATTCCGACCTCGGCGCTTCAGTTGCGTTTTGATTGCATAGCATTGAAGCGTGCTATTGAATTAAACCGCAAGTGGCATAGCCGATTACCGAAAGTCGTAGAAAGCAACATCGTTCGGACGGTGCGGCATGTGTGCTATTCGGCTGAATTCGATGGACTGTTTTACGCTGTCGCGATATGGACGAATCCGGTAGCGAGATTGTTGCCGCAAACGACATGCATGGAACTTAGGCGATTAGCGATAGCCGACGACGCTCCGAAAAACTCAGCAACGCGGATGATTGGATGGATGGTGCGAGATATCAGAAAACGGTTTCCGATGGTGGAAAGACTTGTGTCCTACCAAGATACGGCGGTACATGACGGTACCATCTACAGAGCAGCCGGCTGGACGGCCACGACGCTCAACAAGGATGGCGAGTGGAATAGGCCGAATCGCTTTCGCAAGGCAGCACAGGCGGCGTCCGCCAAACAACGATGGGAATTGGATTTGTCCAGATAACTGTTCTTATCCAGAGCGCAGAATATCAACACAGATGAAAGGCAGTGTTTTACAGGGAAACGACGATGCTGATCGATGACTTCAGAAACGCAATCCGAGCAAAAAATTACTCATCAAAGACGTTCGATGCGTACTGGCCGCATGTCGTTGAGTATCTTCGATTCTGTAAGCAAGGCGATCAGTGGGTGCGTCCAGAACAGCTTGGTTCTGAAGATGTCACGCGATTTCTGACACACATTGCTGTCACAAAGAATGTGTCTGCAAGCACGCAGAACCAAGCACTTGCGGCATTGGTGTTCCTGTATCGATTTATCGTCAAACACCCGCTATCAAACGTGGATGCTGTCAGAGCAAAAACGCCGAAACACTTGCCAGTCGTCATGTCTCGTGACGAAGTGGCAAGAATCCTAAAGCACTTCAACGGGGTATACCTGCTACAGGCACAGTTGATGTATGGCTGTGGGTTACGGTTGAATGAATGCCTGAGTCTGAGAATCAAAGATATTGACTTCGATCACGGCAGAATTCATCTGTGGACAACAAAAGGCAGCAAGGCCCGATTGGTTCCACTGCCAAACGTTTTGATAGAACCAATTCAGAATCAGATTGCAACCGTACGTCGATTGCATGTGTCTGATTGTCGATGTGGATTAGCTCGCGTACCACTTCCAAAAGCGTTCGGGAAAAAATCAAAGAGTGCAGAGAAGGAATTCGCGTGGTATTTCCTATTTTCGAGTCAGCAACTCAGCAAATGCTCAGAGACTGGCAGAGTCGGGAGATACCACCAAGATGAGTCAAACATCGGACGTGAAGTCAAGAAAGCGGCGTCAAAGGCAAAGATCCTCAAGCGAATCACGCCGCATACGTTTCGGCACAGTTTTGCAACGCACTTGCTACAAGCGGGAACCGACTTGCGAACAATTCAGGAACTCATGGGGCATTCAGATATTCGAACCACAGAAATCTATCTGCATGTGCAGTCGTCATCGGTAGCAAGCACCGTCAGTCCGTTACAGACACTTCTATGATAGGCACAGTGCAAAATTGCACTTGGGGGAACAAGGTAAAATGATGACAGCAGAAAAATATCTTCAGATTCTGAATGACAGCTACGCAGTTGCTCAGAGCATGGTTGGTTGTTTAATTCCAGAAAACAAACTTGAGTTTCTGGCAGACGACATCTTTGATTTCACCACGTACGATCCAAATGCTTCAGCAGAGTTCGCACAAAGAGCGGTAGAAGTGTGTGAAGCGATCAACACGATAACCACATTCGAGTACATCAAAGATAATCAACAGTACAAGTGGTTTCTGATCATGTGCAACATGCCCTTCTTTAAGGATCGAATTGACTGGGGGACCAGCATTCGCGGTGCATGGTGGGATTCAGGAAGGCAAGACAAATTTACGCTGCAAACACACGCGATGTTCGACGGCGAAAACCACATCGAGAATCCAACATTCACAAGAGATGAGTGGTTTCAGTTCATCACGGCTGTTGTCGCTTTCGCCCGCAGTTAGTCGACAGTGCAAAATTGCACTGAGGTGAAACATGGACAAACGCAGACAGGCAGCCATCAGAACCATATCTGTTCTTCAATCACTTGTGCCGCTCATTCGAGACGGTGAACCGATTGAAGTCACCACAGTCGCACGGTTCGACACGCCAGATGGACCGATGCATGTGAGAGAAAAGACAGTCATCAACAACGGCGATGAGGACAGTGCAAAATTGCACTGAGGGAAAACGATGCTGAAAAGCCTGTTGATGGCGTTCATCCAGAATGTTTCGTTTTCAATCCTCAGTCGATCACGGAACCGCGATTCCATGCGGTATCACATTGCAGCGGCATCATTCAGTAATCTGCTTTACTTTGCGACACTTCGGGAGCTTGTTCAGGCGGATCTGACGCCAGTCTTGGCAATACCATACACGATCGGCACCGTTGCAGGTTCAGTCGTTGGCGTAAAAGTATCCATGTGGATTGAACGAAAGATCGGGCGGAGAGCGACTCGCACCTGAAGGCAAAACCGGAAAAGATTGTTTGATCCATGTTGCAGCCCATTGCGTTTTTGTGTGTATTCAGGACAACATCTCAAAACACAAAAACACAGGTGAGACAGATGCAATTCAAACCAGGCCAGCAAGTGAAAGTTGAAGGACTAACCGAACAGGGCAAGCGAACGGTAGAGATCGCTCGATTTGTCAAATACCTTGAAACGCCACGCGAATACGAAAAGCCATATGGAGGCATCACAAGGCTGGATTGCGTTATCGACAGTGATGGAATCAAAGTAATGGCTGATTCAAGCAAGCTGATGAAGTAAACACCGAGCACTCAAAAGCCACAGACTCACCATCAGTGGCTTTTCTTCGTTTGCGTATGCATCACACAACATGTCCCGCTCTTGACAACCATTCAGTCAATCGCCACGATGCCACAAACGCCGATCCTTGGGGGCTTGGATTGAGCGTACCGTGCAACAATGGCGGAAGCTATCGCAGAACCAGCAATCACCGCACCGGGTAATACCGGGTTCGCCGTGATTCCGAAAGGTCGAGAAAACGACTACTGGGAACTGTCCGCGCCTTCCGCTGATTTCCTCGACATGAAAATCGATCGAGGAAACATGTACGTTGCACCGCTCCTGATCACAAACGGAAGCGAAGACCGCGATGGTGAAGTCACCAATCCTGACGGTCTGATCGAAGCGGCCTACAAAATCAATCCGATGGTGTTTCTACAGCACTCACATCGCATTGATCCGATGTTGCCACCAGTCGGCACGGCAGAGACTCCAGACCGCAAATACGACGTTCAACGTCGATCGGACGGCTGGTACTCAGGTTGCCGATTCACGCAAGCCACGAAGATGGCACGCCAAGTCTTCCGCCTTGTGGATGATGGAGTTTTACGGGGCCGATCAATCGGAGCGTTGAATCACGCTCTTGCACCATACAAGCCAAAGTTGCCAGGCGTTGCGTTTCATAACAATGCAATCGTGCCAGTGCGAACCAAATCAGTCAGTCACGAAAAGTACGAACTGATTGAATGGTCATGGGTATGGATGCCAGCAAACCGCGACATCGTCACACCGCAGCGGATGAATACGCCGTCACGCGAAGTAGTGCCAATGATCAAGGGAATTCTCAGCCTGAACAGACTGGACGACACGCCGCTCGATCCTGGTCTGAAGCTGATCATGAAATCACTCAATCTCGCCGAGCCTGCAATGGCTGTTTACCACAAAGCCAAGGTCTGGCCTTTTCAATCTGGAGCAAACGCTGTGAGCGAACCAACTGGGACACCTTTTGAAATTCTGTTTTCAGCAAAAAGCTACACGCCTGCAGATGCCAAGAAGTACCTTGCATCATGCAGTGACATCGGATTGCTTGACACCAATCTGTCAGCCGAAATAAAGAACGGCGAAACGTTCCTAAAGTCGGTGCAGTATGAATTCAAAGGGCCGACGATCGACGTCGAAAATCCTGAAGTCCCTGGGATGATTCTTCGCTTCATCAAAGCGGTTTCACCAAACGAACAGGTCGAAGCGGAAGTCAAAGAGGTTGAGCCTGACAACGATGATGTTGTTGATGTTGATGCGGCAATGAAACCAGCGGCTGAACAGTCACAGCAAACACAGGATGCGTCTGGTGAAACCACATCAGGTGAAACCGTCGTCAATGCGGAAAGCGACGCGGTGGTAAAGCCTGAAAAGCCGGGGCTGAAGTATCTCAAAGCTCTGATCAAACAAGCAACTGAAATGGCCGATCAGGCAGAGGCCGCACAGGAAGAGCAAGAGCCTGAAATGATGGAGAAATGTCAGCAGTTCACAAGTGACCTGCGAACATTCATTGGCAAGGTAGCTGAGTTCCAAAAAAAGCGATACGGACATCCTGACTTGGAAGAGTCGATGGATTCAAAACCAGAGACTGCATTGCTCGAAAAGTCAGTCAAAGCAGATCTGTTCTACGGTCGAAAGGTTGTGTTGCCACCCGCATTCTCGCGAGGTCTAAATGCACTGCACGACATGGCTACTGACGACAAGCAAAAGCAACTGGCGGGAGCAATGCTCAAAGGTGTCATCGCTCAGATTGTACCTGAGACAAAGGCATCAACCGCCGACACCGAGCGTGAAGCACTCAAGGCTCGATTGGTCGAAAGACTCAAGAGACGATCAGTGCAACAACTGACATGACATTATGGGTTGCAAGCTAGTCTTGCAATCTGTTTCGTATGCGTTACTGTAATACACATAAGCAAGTCATTGCGGGGGTGATGACGACACAAAGGACCATCGGAGATGGCGACATCACCAAACGCAGTGGCAGACCAAGACATTGACGAGGTGCTCAATGAGCTACTCGCCAGAAAGAACAAAGGCGGCAATGCCGTCATTCCAAGTGACAGTCAGTCACTCGGAACAATCAGTTCGGCAAGCACAAAGTCTTTCGGGGCAGATGCTCTTGCTGGACAGGAGAACGGAAAGAACTTTGCGGCGTTCAGCGGATGGCGAGATCCATCACGCGAAATGAATCCGCAGGCCAAGCAGTATTTCCTGGCCAAGTCAATGGCCGAAGCCGGTTACAAGGGTGCATGCCCTTGGGACTCATTCGGCGAGTTCCTGATCGACGGATGGCGATCAAAGGTCAATGGCAACCGTGACAACTTCACGCAGAAGCACAGCGGCACCTACAAGGGTCTGGATGCGGGCTTCATGAAAGCTCGCGGGATGACTCTGAACGTCGGTGAAGACGGCGGCTATCTGGTCAATCCAGAAATCGCACCAACCATCGAAACGTTGTTTGCTCAGAACGATCTTGCATCACGTGTCGACACGCTGCCAACATCGGCAACGGTCTACAAGATGCCACGCATGAAAGACCTGAACCGTAACGACGGAACTCGTCACGGGGGCGTCATGCACTACTGGATCGACGAAGGTGATCCAGGTCGCGAATCACGTCCGAAGATCGCATACACCGAACTCAACATGCGAAAGCTCGCTGTGTTCGTGTTTGTGACTTCCGAAATGATGACCGACACGCCATACGCCGTCGAACAGTATGTTCGCAACGCAGTTCGCGAAGAAATCAACTTCGCACTCAGCCGAGCGATCATGTGGGGTAACGGCGTGAACGAGCCACAGGGCTTCGCTTCATACACAACCGGTGACGGTCCAGTCATCACGGTTGCAGCAGAAGCAAGCCAGACAGCATTCACCTTCAACAGCACAAACGCCCTGAAGATGTCCGCTCGCATGTGGCGAAACTCAGCCGGTTCAGCCGTCTGGTTGCATCACCAGTCTGCCATTCCGCAGATTGGCTCAATGCAGATCGGCAACTTCCCGGTCACGGTCAACATTCAGAACGGTGGCCTCGCTGGTCCTGTAACCAGCACACTGCTGAATCGACCGCTGATCGAATCAGAACTCTGTGCACCACTCGGAAACGTTGGTGACGTGTGGTACGTCGACCTGAAGGCATACAAGGCAATCACACAGTCACTTGTGCGTGAAGACATCTCAATTCACGTCGAGTTCCTGAGTGACCAGCAGTGCTTGCGGTTCATCGTTCGCTTCGGTGGTTCGCCACTGTTGCCGACGCCAATTACTCCGTTCAAGTCACCTGGTGCAGCATCAGATCCTGACACTCAGTCGAGCTTCGTACGCCTCGCCGCACGAACAAGCTGATAACGATCGCACCCCCAGCGGCACTGTGAGTCGTCTTGCTCACCGTGAACAGGAACCACAGTGCCGCTTTTTTAAGACTCGCTACAGGGGCAGCGTAAAGCCCTCAAAACTCGCTCAACAAGCAAACTGCTACATAAGGAATCAACAATGCAGGTTTCATCTATTCAGGAAATGGGGCAACTGGTGATTCCAGATGCCGCAGTATCAATGACGGCTTCAACCGCCGTAACAAGCACATATGTCAACATGACGGGTGCCGATATCATCGATTGCGTTTTGTGGTTGGCAGCATCGGCATCCGGTGCAACGTCAGTTGGACGTATCGAAATCCTCGCTGCATCAGCAGCCGCTGGAACTGGAGCAGAAGCGGTCACGTTCAAGGATCTGTGGAAAACCATTGGTGCCACCACAATCAAGCAGGGCACTGGAATTCCGACACGAATCGAGCAGACGTCAAGCAATGTGCCAACCGCAATCGCATATTACGACACGCTTGGAGCAGACGGCGACAAGCAGCAGTTGTTTGTGATTCCGATTCGAGCACGACACTTGCCAGCGGGCAAGCCATACGTCGCAGTGCGATTCACGGCAGGTGCCGCGACCGCACGAAACGGTTTGGTCATGTTCATTCGCCGCAAGATCAGCCACGGCGGCACACCAGCACAGGCAAGCATCTTTGCTTGATCTGATTGGTTGACGACGAATTGAAATTTACGCCGCACGTCTCGAATGGGGCGTGCGGTTTTTTTGTTACCACCTAACAAGGGGTGAATTGTGAAACTGACAAGTCAACAAAAAGAACGAGCGTTGCAGGTTGCCAGTGCTATTGCAGCACAAGTAGCGGTCAACGGCACCATTGGTGAAGAAAAGACATTGGTGCAAACCTGCTACACGGCAGTGCGGTTGGTTGCGGCAATGGATCAGGTGTTAGATGCAGTTGAATCCGAAGAAACACTGATCGAAGAAGTTCTTCGCGATGGTGTTGCCTACAACAAATGCCGCGAAGTCATTGCAACACGCAAAGAAGCTCGCAAAGCAGAAGAGGCACTCAAAGCTGAACAGGCACAGTCTGAAACACAGACTGACGGCAAGCCTGCAAAGGCGGGCAAGGCAAAGCCAGCGGCACCGCCTGCCGATGATGCCGCCAAGACTGAAGAGTGATTTGGAACTTACGCGATAAGGCATAAGCAATGCTGACTCTGACGCAAGCAAAGGCCGAAATCGGCATCTCAACGCCTGACAGCGGTGATGATGTTGAACTATCGCGTAACATCCGCCAAGTTATCACAAAGATCCGGCGACACACACTTCGCGGTGTCGCCTGGATCTGTGATAAGGTGGACTCAGTTGATTCAAAAGCTCGATTGCGAGTCATCGGGCATGGATTCAGAACAGGTCAGCAAATCAAGATTGTCGGATCGGGTTTGTCAGTATTGGATAATGCAACGCACACGGTCACAGTCATCAACGCGGATACGCTTGAACTGGCAGTGGACGGGGCACTTGAAACGTGCGAGTTCACGATTCATCCGAAGATCACCGAACTGATCACACCAATCCGATCAGATCGCATGTGGATACCGTCACGGCTAACACCGCTGATTGAGATCAACAAGATTGAGGATCTTGATTCGAATACATCATGGGTCGAGATTGACAGCGACTATTGGTACACGCAACCGGAAGACGTTCGCGGGTACAACACAATTGAAGTGCTGAGAACAGAGGGCACATTCGCAGTTCCGATTACAGTAAGACGCGGGCAGTTCCCGTTGCGAACCAGAGGCGTCTCAAAGACCGTCAGGTTGACGGTGTACGGCGGGGCGGACATTGTGCCTGAAGATGTGACGATGGCCGGATTGAGCCTCGTGTGCGATTTGTGGGAGCGTAGCGGAACTTCCAAGGATCAGGCGAGCTACAGCTTTGAAGATGTTCAGCGAACAGCACAGCAAGGCGATGAAAAACTGCAGAATCTGACGGGACCGTGGTCAGTGCTCAATTCGTGGATTGCACGGGATATCTGACATGGCACATCCTGGACGCGGACGACTCAATACACGCAAATCCTATCGCATGCATCCACGTCGCGAGCGGGTGAGCCTGTTGAACAGAAACGGGGAGTTCCTTTGTTTTCTGAACGATGCACCCTGGATGTCAGTAAGCAAAAACGACATTCAGGATGTGATCAATTATCGAGTGGAATCGCGAACGTGGATACTGCCAATCGATCAGCTTGGCGAATACGTTCCGGTGTCCAAGTACAGAATAAGAGTTGAAGGCGATAACACACTTTGGGAGATTGTGAACATTCCAAAGGTGACCAATTCGACCTACAAATGTTCGACAATCAAAATGGACGAACACGATCAGGATGTGCCATGAATATTGTGACCGCACTATTCACACGGGCAATAGCGTTGAAAGCCTCACAGCGTGATGGTGACGGTGACGGTTTGATCAATGATGGCACGTCACAGGAGATGCCAGCAAGCGTCTACGCGGACAGGTTGCAGAAGTTGCGACAGAGACGCGGTGAGGATCGCAATGGCGTCTCACTGGCAGTGACAGAAACGCCAGAGTTCAAGCGGTGGTTTGGTGATTCAAAGGTTGTCGATGAAAACGGGAAACCGCTTGTTGTCTATCACGGCACGACAGCGGAATTCAATGAGTTTGCTCGCACAGGTGCACGGCTAACGTCACTGGGGCATGGATTCTATTTCAGTCCGAACCCAGGCACGGCGGCTGAATATGCAATCGGAGATCATGCCCACATAAAGCCAGTCTACCTGAAAGCAGAAAACATGCTTGATTGGGGCAATCTATCAGAACATGATCGAACCAAAATCATTGATAGATTGACGCAACTTGTTCCAGCGGATCGGGCAGCAGGATTTGGCACGGTAGTAAAAAAAGAATTCACTCGGGAACAGGATGACGAAGCAGAACGGTTCTATCGAAAGAAAAAAGAAGAGACGAAACATCTCTATCACGACAGAGCAAAAGCACATGCTGATTTCGATAAGCACAAAACAACAATTTCATGGATGGAACCAGGTTTAGGCGGTGCGACAGATTCGAACCTGAAAGCATTGGCACAAGAATACGACAACAACATTGCTCGCAATCTTGGGTACGACAGTGCAAGAAACGGAAATGAGATAGTCGTGTTCGATGCACGTCAGATCAAATCTGCAACAGGAAACAACGGTCAGTTCGATCCACGTTCAGCAGATATCAGCAAATCGCTTTCGATTGGCAAGGGGTGATCAATGGACGTGGCAGAAGAGCTAGTCAGGCTGATCGGAACGCGGTTGAACGCACTTGGATTGAATCCAGTCAAAGGCATCATCTGGCAGACGGCACCTGAAGACGATCCAAAAGTCGGCAAGCTATTGCACGGGACAGCGATCTATCCGTTTGTGTCGATCAGTCATGTGACTCCAGAACAGCCAAACACGGACGTTTCTACAAACACGTCCATGTGGATCACTCGCACGTTCACGGTTGCCATTGTTGCCAACAAGGCGATTGTTCAGCCAGATCCAGGGGCATACTCAAACTATCGCGATAAGGCGATGCGATCGCTTCACACGTACCGATGGACGGGACAACTGACGGCGATAGCAAACGCCAGTATCTTTCAGGCGACAATCAGGCCGAGTTCACCAGTGTTGCAGGGAGCTTGGCAGCAGAACAACAAGTTCATCAGTCCATTTGACGTGATGATTCAGACAGAAGAGCCAACGGGGATTCTGTCATGAGAATTCTGATTGCCATCATCGTATTCGTGTTGTGTTGCTCAGTCGCAGGTGGGCAGGAAATCAGCGTCTTTGGCGACACGTTTCCGCAGGTTAAAGACAATCAGCGATTGGTCTATCGTCATCTGTATGTCGCATGCGTTGATGTGGAAGCAAAGCAACCAGCATGGATCGGGTATCGGGTAAAAAAGTCTGATTGGGACAGCGGCAATCAGTTAGCTCGAAACTTCAACACGCCGGCGGAACTTCGAGACATCTGTCTTGAGGTTGGCGACTACGACAAATCTGGATATGAGCTAGGGCATCTGTACGGCATTCAGTTTGTTCATGCACGACAGGACGGGCACGAAGTCAATCAGTTGTGCGCGATCGCAGCAATGACGCCTGAACTCAACAAGGGTCCGTGGTATGCGGCTGAAATGCGATTGAAGGAACTCAGTGAGACAGGAACGGTGACAGTGTTGGCAGGGCAATTGTGGGAAACGCCGATGAAGGCGATGCAAAACGCCAACGAGCCGCACAAAGTCGCGTCACATTGCTGGATGATGTTAGACGCTGGAGATGTGAAGGAAAGCTATCTGTTTCCGCAATCAGTGAAACGCACGGACGCACTTCAGACGTTCAAGATCAACCGCAATGACCTGCAGGGGAAGATTGCTGAAAAGTGGGTGAATCAATGATCGTCCAAGATCAAATCACCCTGCCCTCTTTCGACGCACTTGAATCATTGTTGCTTGACATGATCAAGCCACTCGAAAACCCACGTATGGAACAAGCAACGTGGGAATCGGTGGTAAGCGTCTTACAGGAGATGGAGGCTGGCTACTTCGCATCGTCATCAGGTCCGGACGGTTCGGCTTGGGCACCTTTGTCGTACTACACACGAGTCAAAAAGGGCCACGCAGTAATACTTCGAGAAACATGGGAATTAGAAAAAAGTCTGACGAAAACAGGGTCTGCGTCATCAGTCATGATAAGCGACGGCTCGCACTTGGAATTTGGAACAAATCGAGAATGGGCTTGGGTTCACCAAGACGGTAGCGAAAAACAAAATAAAGAAGGTAAGTCAGCAATTCCAGCCAGACCGTTTATTGGGATGAATGAACAGGGGATGACTGACGTAATGGATGTAGTGGCGGATGCCGCTGTGAAAATGATGTTCGGCTAACAGGAGAAACATCGAGTGACGAATCGCAAGAAACCGTCAGGGCAAAAGACCGCAGGGAAGTCGAAAGGGTCGCTGCTCAACACAATCAGCAAGCTGGAACCGGTCAAAATAAATCGCAATAAGTTTTGGACCATCATCATGAAAGAGCATGATCCGCAGCAATATGCGGAGTTGCTCGAAGTGATTCGTGACTACGTCAACGGCGGTCACACATTCAACGTGTTTCCACAACTCGCACAGTTGCATACGTACTTGATTGGCAAAGATCAAAACAACAAGTGCAAGCCAATCATTTCAGTCTCGCGACACACATTCAGCCGATTTGTGGAAAGGGTTCGCAATGGCGAAGAATGCTAATGGTTTGAAAGGCGAACTGAAGCAAAAGATTGCCTGCATGGAAGACAAGACGATCCGCGATCTAAGGCGGGAGCTTGAGCAAGCCAAGCAACGTGAGCGAGCCGAAAAGATTCGGGCCGATGAGGTCGAAGAATTGCTACGTCAGCACTATGCGAGCAGTTTCAAGATTCCGGCACAGCAGATTGCGGCAAAGAAAAAGCCGAAAGGGTCATACGTTCGCGTTGCGTTTGGGGATACGCACGGGGCGTCACTCGACTTCAAGGCGTGGGCAGCGCTTCTAGAAGACATGAAACGCCTGCAGCCTGATGTGATCGTGCATTTGGGCGACGTCCTGGATTGTGGCGGATGGTTGGCGGCACATCACACGACGCACTACGTCGCACAGACGGGGTACAGTTACGCAGATGAGGTTGAAGCGGGCAACCAGATGTTTGATCAACTTCAGGCAGTGTGTCCAAAAGCCACGATTCACGTCATAGAAGGCAATCATGACCTTCGCGTGGAGACGACAATATTGACGATGACGCAGCAGCACAAGGCAGATTCAGAGTTACTGCTGAGGTCAGTGGCACCGAAACATGTATTGCATCTTGAACGGCGAAAGATTGAGTGGTGGTCACGTGGAGAATGCCATCATGATTCTGTTCAGGGTGGAACGATCAAGCTAGGGAAATGCTATTTCACGCATCCTAGTTCGTCATCAAAGCGCATGGCCGCAAAGATGGTCGAAAGTCTCGGGGCCAATGTTGTGTATGGACATTGCCACAGAGCGGACTTTTTCACAACAAGCAACGTCAAGGGCGACCAGTGGGCAGCATGGTCACCGGGTTGTCTTTGCGTCAAACGCAAGTATTGGCACCACACAAGCGACTTCAAGCACAATCAGGGGTTTCATGTGCAGCTTGTGAATCAGGATGAAACGTTCCTTGGAATCAACGTGCCGATTCACAACGGGAAGTCATATCTGTCGGATCTCTTGGATCGATAGGAGCGGTGGAATTGTGGCAGAAAACGAAGAGTGCAATTTTGCACTACCCGAAGAATCAGAACAAACACAGCAAGAAAACCCGAAAGACGCGGTTGGATTCACAAAGCCACCAACGCACGTGATTCCGCAGCATGTGCTTTACGAAGTCGGAATGGGATTGTTTGAAGGGGCGTGGAAATATCGCAGCTACAACTATCGAAAGATAAGCATTCGATACAGCAGATACTTCGATGCGGCAAAACGCCACTTGGATGATTGGTGGGAAGGCGAGGATATCGATCCGGATTCAAAGCTGTCTCACATCACAAAGGCGATTTCCTGCCTTGTGGTTCTCAGGGATGCAATGATCCAGGCGGAACATGGGGGAACGCCGGTCATTGATGACAGACCGCCAAAAAGCAAAGTGAAGATGAGTCACATGGCGGAAGTGTTCAAGGAGATGTTGCACCGCTTGCGGGAGCAGCACGGTGAAATGAAACCGCCATACACGGCACAAAATCCATAGGGAATGGAATCATGCTGGAACTGCTGACGCAAATCATTCAGTTCTTTTGGGATTTCATTCCACGTCCGGAGTTGGTCGGACCAACGGAACGGGCGGCATGTTTCTGGTTTGGCAGATACGGCAGAGACAAGGGGCCAGGCGTCTATCTGATTTGGCCATTGGTTCAAGTGTTCCGCAAACATTGCGTGGTGTCGCAGATCTGTGAGACGGCAATCGTTCCGGCGACGGATGCGTCAGGCGGTGAATGGCAATGGAGATTAGCAATCGAATTTGATATCTCAGATGTGCTGGCGTACGAGACATCATGCTATTCAGCACAGAACCACCTTGAGCAAATCGGAGCGTATGCGTTGGTTCGGATCATCTAAGAGTTTGAAACAAATGAGTTGCTGCAAAAGCCAATAGCGTCGATCTGCAACAAAATTGGGCGGCAGATTTCCAGCAACGCGGCAACACGTGGGATTCGCGTATTGAGAGTCAGATCAATCATGGCGTCACGGTGTGTCGCGTTGTTCCATTCACAGGCGGAACGTCTGGCGGTTTAATGGCGTATGCGTTATGGTTGTAGTAACAATACACGGAAAGCAAGTTAGAGAAGTTGTGACATGTGCAAAACTACGTTCATTGAAAAGTGTGTCAACCAAATGGCACATCCAGAGGAAATCGATGACTACATTGATTCATGGCATGACGGACATGTCGAGACGGGACTTCACGAGTTCCTTGGATTGACTGAAAACGAGTATGCGAGCTGGATCGAGCATAAAAAGACGATTGCAGAAATCATCGAAAGCAGAATGTCATCATGAAAGCCAGACCTTGCAAGTACGACAGCGAGAACCATCGCTATGTCACATGCGACAAGAGTGAAGCAACGCACGTGCATTTGCTCACAAGGGGGCACTTCAAAGACAGGTACATTCCAGTTCAGCCGAACAGCAATTCAGGTTGGGCGTGGAACGGTGATACAGATCGGCCAACATTATCGCCGTCGATTCGAACAAGCTGCACAGGTCCAAAAATCAACATGATCTGCCATTCGTTTGTGAGAGACGGGCAGATTGAATACTTGACGGATTCAACACACGAATTTGCTGGGCAAACGTTGCCGCTAATCGATCATGAGGAAAGCTGAAATGTACGTCATGCGTTTGGTAGTGCCATCAGTGCACGGGTATGCGATCAATCAATTGAGCAGTCATGCGGGAGTATCGTTTGATGACCGCGAGGTGATTGACGTTCCTCTCAAAACGCAGGAACAGATCCAGGCAGCACGCGAACTTGCGGAAGAGTTCAAGACCGACAATCTCAGCGGGCAATTGCGGAACGGTCCAAATGCGGTGTCAATCTATTCTTGTGAGTTGGTGAAACTGTGAATGTAGATCTGCCATCAGAAGTCGTTCGGCAAGTGCTTGCAAGCGGACGGTTCAACACTCCTGAAACGCTACTTCCACACCTAGAAGAGCTTTCAAAGATGCGTCAGCGAGTGCTGAATCGAAATAGTCGAATCACACAAATACGCAAGGAATCAGCAGAGAAGATCAAGCAATTGGAAGCAGAGAGTTTGTGTACTCACGAAGTAACAACAACGCACGGAGATCCATCGGGGAACGGGGATAGTGAAGTTGAGTGTTTGATATGTGGTGAATGGATTGGTCGGGGGTGACTGAAAGGAACGGGCCATGTTTCGAAAAGTCATGTTTGCACTGGCGATGGTTCTCACATCGCAGGCGTTCGCACAACAGGCGGACGGCATTTGTTGGATATACAAAACGTTCGATGATGGGACGATTGTTGACTGGTGTGGTGTCGCGGTTTCAGATCAGCACATTGCATCGTGTGGGCATCATGGCGTTTCTGGTGACGTCCGCGTGCAATTTTGCATCGAGAAACACGGCAGCAAATTCACATTGAACGTCCCAGGTAAAATCGTGGCGACAGACATGACGCCTGATCTTTCGGTGATTACCTTTGAGATGCCAAAAGGATTCAAGGTTAAGTCATACGGGCGAATAGGACGTGCAAAGAAGAATCCAGAAGTCATCGGCTATCTGATGGGGAAAGCGGAAGTCAGACGCGGGCCAATTGGAAGAGTCGGCAATCTAAGGAATGGACTTCCAATTACAGAGGTCCAATTGATCGCAACCGAGGGAATGTCAGGCAGTCCGTTGATCGAGGATGGCGTGTTGTGCGGCATACTCACAGGGACCGACAAACGCAGGGGAACCAGTGACTACGTAGATCCGCAGGTTCTGGCAGATTTCCTGAATGCACACGGCGTCAAATGAACGCAGAGAATCAATATGAGCGTTGAATCAGTCTCAACTTGGTTTCTGGTGAACGTGGTTCACAAAGACACAGGCAAAGTGATCCGCACGGATATCGATGCAGTAATGGCAAACGGGGTGTCAGACGCGGTCAAAGCGGCTATGCACAGAAATCCGTTGAAACCGTGGGAGTCATTTGGAGTGAAAAAGGCGTCTGGACTCCAGAAGCGGCGATGTTGCAAGGTGAACGAAGACCGCACGCGGGACATTGCAGAGTTCATTGAGTTAATGAGTGACTGAAACTCTCAGATTGCAAACAGGCGTCGAAACCTGTATCGTTCCACAAACTGTCACGCATACGCAAAGAGACAATAAAACGGGGAAATCAATGTTTCGGACAATCACAGCAAATCCACTATTGGCGGCACAGGGCAAGTACGTTTGTCTCACTCAGGAAACAGGAGTCGGCAAAGATCGAAAATTGCGTTACGTGATTCTCGATTCGACGACACTAAAGGCCGAGACATTCGACGGCAAAGATGCATTCAACGAGTCAGTTGACGCCAAGGTCAAGGCAGCAAACAAGCCAGCGGAAACAGACACAGCGGCAAACATGTTTGATGAGACAACGCCAGCGGTCGAAGCCTGACAGAATAGCAAGCAAAGTCGCGTCGGTCGGACGTTAAGCGAATTCATAAAAGCGGTGGGGGTGACAGGGCGTAACAGCAATGTCCACAGCTTGCGGATCAAGTTCAGTATTCAGCCGAATCGCTTACGACGCAGTCGATCCAGGAGCATACGCAAACTTCACGTCGGCATCTCCAGCGTTTCCGTTGTCTGATGGCGGGTGTTCACTTGGGCTGAAACAGCCGCATGTGAACAACAGCGGCATGAACGGATTCACTGCACAGGGCAGCGAACAGACGCGACCTGGCTTGAAGATCGTTGACGGTGACATCAACCTGCTGGCAACGCCGGATTTGCTGACACTGTTTCTGCCACACGTCACAGGGCGAGCGATTGCCTCAAACGTGACGTATCCAGATAGCGTTGTGCCAGGATACTTTCACATCCTGTTGCACCGCGATTCGTCGATCTACACCTACACTGATTTGGTGGTGAATCGGTTCTCAATCGGTTCGGCAGCGGGTCAACCAGTCAAAATGGTTCTCGGATGCATGGGACGCGACCGAGAAACGACGCCGTCGACAAGTTGGCCAGCAAACCTGTTGCCGTCAAACAAAGCACCGTACATGCATCAGGATTGTGTGATCACAATCGGCGGAACGGCGTATAAGTTTCGATCGTGGCAATTGGATGTGGATAACCGTCTGGAGCCTCAGTATTTTGATGAAGTCAAAGCGTGTGGGTTCCAGCGATCGGACATGGCAACAACCACATTGAAATTGGTTGGGCCGCATACGCAGTCGACTGTCACAAGTATCATGCAGGCGGCAACACCTCCTGCAGCGTTGGATGTGGTCATCACATTGACGCATCCGACAGCGGGAATGTCGCTGATCATCCGAACGCAGGCACTGCAGATTCCGGTCAACGATCCGCCAGTCGGTAAGGGCGTGATTATGCTGGATCTAACTGGCGTTGCACGGCGGAAAGATGGCGGTGCAAGTGGCGGAAGCGAAGTTATTTACACGAACGATTCGGTTCCATCGTAACGGGTTCGGGGGTCACGTTGAGTAGGCCAAAAGTAACGATCACTCCAATATTGAGGCGAGCACTGGAAACAGTATTCAAACATTCCAGTGTCGAGATTCCTGAAGAGGATCGGCAGATAGCACGACAGATGCTGGATGCACTAGCAGACTTTGCAAACGAGGTGTCAATTGATCCGCGAAACGAGGAAAGCGACAGCCTTGCAAGAGATGGAGCGGCACTGGATTGGAAATGGAAACTGATTCAAGACAAATACTTGGATCGGATGTACCAGATAGCCACAGAGGGTGGCATACGCGAAAGCGATCATGAAATGATTCGCATCGTGTTATCGACAGCATGGTCACACGCGATATGGAACATGCGAAAACACATGCTGGAAACAATCATTCGAAAAGGGGGATAGTGTGGGAACAGTTTTCAAGGGACAGACATTTCCGGGGTACATTTCACCAGCAAATGCACCTGGATTGACTGAAGGGATTCGCTGGACGTTTCGCGGAATGTGGCCCGAACTCCGAACAAAGTTTCTGACGGACATTGAACAGCTTGCATCATCGGAGGAAAAAGAAACTCTGATGCTGTCCTACATGGAGCAGATGATTGTTGAGTGGGATCTGAAGTACGATGCGAAGCACCCCGACAAACAAAAGGCGGGCAAGGTTGTTCAGATCAAGGCAGATGTCATCAAGACAGATGTCATGCTGCACATCAGAAACAGAATTTTCGCCATTTCAACCTGGCAAACACACAGCGACATCGATCCAAAGACAAGCAACAAACAGCAGGTCACTCAGGTTCAGCAGAAAGTCAGCGGCAAGAGTCCTGCAGAGTTGTTTGCGGACATTGATCAGGAACTTGTGGGAAACTCCGAAGGGCCGCAGGAGTAGCGATACGGCGGCCAAAAATTGCAAACATCAAGTGTTCGGTTTGCAGCACGTGTGCACATGATTTGGAAGAGGGAAGCGAACGGGAGGGGCTTCCGATACTGAATGGCGATCAGACGATTCCGATTACAAGACCGCCATGCCTTGATGATGACAGTGTTTGCCCAAAGGGAAAACCTGGTCAAAGTGACTTTACACCTGAGACGCTGGAGATCTTTCAATACTGGTGTCTCTGCAGATCATTAGACGATCATCCAGACGACCTTTGGTACAAACGGTGGAAACGAATACTTGATGAGATTGTAGAAGACGTGAAGAAGGAACGACTAGAACGCCACAGGGAAGAAGCAAGGATGCGGCGAGAGATGGAGTTCAACAAACGACGGCAGAACATGTGACGCAGTGTAGAGCAGTCTGGTAGCTCGCGAGGTTCATAACCTCGAAGTCGCTGGCTCGAATCCAGCCACTGCCATTTCAATGTGAGTTATCCGAAAGGATCTTGAACGGGGGCTTGTTGCAATGATTGCGGCAAGCCCTCTTTTTGTTGAGGAATGGACCAATGACAGACGCAGTTCGCAACGTCACAATTCTCCTGAACATCAAACCAGGAGATATCACAAAACCTGACATGTCATGGCTTACTCAGGCAACTGAGGATGCAAAGAGCCTAACAAAAGATGTCAACAGCCTGACGGATGTCATTGGCAATATGCGTAAAGAGACCACTGAGATGGTCAAGACGCAAGAGGAAGCTGCACGGGTGGATCGCGAGTTGATTGACGGGCAAAAAGACTTGCTCACAGTTACGACAGATACACTCAACAAGACAATTGACGCAAAGAAACGCGAAGCGCAAGAAGAGATTCGCATTGAAACTGAAACCGTCAGGCAGATTGAAGAGATTCGCAGGCCACTTCGCGAGCCGCGTCAAGTCAGACCACTCACAGAACCAGACGGCAAAGTGCCAGGTGTTTTAGGTGGCAAGCAACAGTCGGCAAGCGGCTTCGACTTCTCAGATGTCAGCAGTGCAATTGAAAAGCAGATTGACGACAACTTCGATAAGTTCGAAGCCAATGAAAAGAAGAAAACGGAACTTGCACTCAGGGAGGTCGCAGAACGGGCAGAAGCGGCACGGCAAGCGGAAGAGGATCTGCCAAAGCACTGGCGAAACACACTTCTAAACGCTGGTCAAGCGACGGCATCTGTTGCACGCTACATCAGTCACATGCGAATGCTCAAAGCTGTTGGCGGTGACTCGCTGGAAGACATGGCAAAGAAGTTCATGACCGTGCAAAGTCGCGTCGAAATGATCGCAGCATCTACAAGTGCGTTCACGAATTTTGGAACGATGTTGGATGGTTTGAGGCAAGTCGGAGCCGCAACAGAAAAGGTTGTTGCACAGCAAATTGCGCTCGGGCAAGCAACGTCGGTATCTCAGTCAATAACGATGAAGTTGGCAAGGTCAGCGGCGGAAATCGCACCGCTTGTTGCACCAGCACAGATAATCTTTACCGGGATTACCGCCTCGATTGTCGCCGCCGACATTGCGATGGACCTGTTCAGCGATGCTGGTGTTTCGGCACGTGAACAACAGGAAAAGATGCTCAAGCTGTTTGATGAACAACTTGACAAGGTCATCAAGAAGCTCAATGAGGAAACAAAAATCATTGAGCAGCAAAATAACCTGTTGCAAACACAGTGGGACATCCGCGAACTGATTGCCGGTGATGCTGGTATGGGAGCAACCGAACTCGATCAACGCAATCAGGAAATGCGAGCACAGCAGGATGCGGAATCAGAGCAGAAGTTGCGACAGCAGACAGAACAAATGTTTGCTGACAAGATGAACGAAAACCAGAAGGCACGTCAGGCAGAAATTCAAGCACAGCGACAAGCACTTGAACAGCAGATTGCGTTCTCAAATGCGTTTATCGAATCCGGTGAAGCCGATGCGGGTGTGATTCAACGTCACGAAGATTTGCTCAGGCAGCAGCGAGAAAACGAAGAAAAGCAGCGTCAGCTTGATCATGAAACAGGCAAATTCAATCGCCGAGAACTTCAAAACGCAGATATCCAGAATGGGCAGATTCAAAACTTTGACGGGTTCATGACGCATGCAAACAACCTGCCAGCAAACGAACGAACAGCGTTTCTCGGACTGACAGCGGGGATCATGTCTGAAAACAATCAGGCAATCATCGCACAGCAACGAGAGGCTGACAACAAGGCCAAGCAGGCGGAACAGCGGGCACAGCGTGAACAAGCCGAGATTGACCGTCAACAACGTGAAATGGATCAGGAACGAGCAACAGCGGAACGGTATGGCATGGCCGATTCGCAATGGCGAGTTCAAGAGGCACAGCGGGAAATGCAGCGTTTTCAAAACGCAGCAACGCCTGAAGACAGAGAACAAGCAGCGCAATCCGCAATGCAACTTCTCCAAGGTGGAAACGGTCAGGCCAACTTGATGACGCCTGAAATGCAGGCTGAACTGGGATTGGGTGCAGCAGCAAATCCAGATCTGGTAATATCCATGATGGAGGATGCATCGACATTCACGGATGATGAACGCAATCAATACCAAGAGCAACTAGCAACCAGCAACGCGGCACTTGTCGAAGCACGCGATCAGGCAAAAGCAATGGGAACACTTGCAAAAGACCTGAAAGCAATCCTCGAAGAAAACAAGCGACAATTGGACGCCTTGCAACGAGCGATCGAAAATCGGGATCTGAATTGATTTGCATCGACAAAACTGAGTGAATAGACTCATTTCCACACTTTTCAAGGAAAGCATGGAAATGAAACAGACAGCACTTTCGATCACAGCGATTGCCGTCAGTCTGATTGCAATCGTTGTGTCATTTACAAACATGCCTAAAGCAGAACCGGTGACTCCAGATCAGTTGACGGAACTTCGAAAAATCGTTGACACTCGCGAGACAAACAACATGGACAGGCACCGAAGCCAAAATCAGGCAATCATGAATCTGATCAGCGATGTTGAGAAACTGAAGGCAGCGTCAAAACAGTGAGTAGTGCAAAATTGCACTGCGCGACCGCATGTGGCAGCGAGGCCAGCGATGACAGAAGAGAACCTGTACGACGGGCCAACAGAACAGGTGTTTCCGATCACATGGCAGGCACAGATTGTGATTCCTGACACCGTCATCGTTGTTGCACAGCAGGTGTTCATGTCGGATAAGCAAGCCGACTTTCAGCAGTGGGCGGATCGGATACAGGCTGAGAACCCGATGTATCCAGTGCGATTCGTCACGCCGCATGATGAGGGATTTGTCGTAGAACACTGACAGTGCAAAATTGCACTCAACAATCTCACCGTAACGACTCACCGCGATTCGCGTATCAATCGCGGTGTTTTCGTTTACACGGGGGACTCAATGGCCACA